ATGACTGATATTGAAGCTGAAATCGCTAGCACTTTAAAAGAGATTGAAGAACTAAAGGAAGAGACACGGGCAATTGTGGCAAAAATGAAGAAACTAAATACTGCTGATAAAAAGGAAGTTAATAATGATAATTAAAATTGTTGATTCAGAGCCTGAGTTTGTTGATGGACGGAAGCATTATCTTCGGTTTATGACTACGCTTTCACTGGTTGAAGTCAGAGCCAATACGAGACATACATATAAAAAAGCCCCCGATAGAAGGAGGCTTTATCTTACTAGTATCCAAGTGAGCTTTAGCTTTTAGTTTTTCGACGGTTGAAGCCTAAACCCAACAGAGCTAAGCTTAACAAGCCAAGAGTAGCAGGATTAGGAACCGATGACGGAGCGGTTTTCCAACTAAGATCATCTATCCAAAACCAGCTGTCTTCCACTTGTTCTGTAAACCTAATTCGATCAAAATCACCAGTAAATAAGAACTGAGTAGTATTTCCCACTATGCTATTCGAAACTGTAAGTTGCGCATCCTGAACCCCACCTAGAAGAGACTCAAATAAATAGCTTGCCGAATTATTTGTTCTAAACAAGAAAGAAAGTTCTGAAACATTTTCATCAAAAAGTATTTCAGAGATACTAATACCTGCAGCAACACCACAAGGCGGTGTAACACCTATGCTGACCCAAGCACTACCAGTAAGACCACCAACATTACAGCTACTGTTAATATGTGAAGTTGGTCCACCACCAACTATTGAGTTAAATGTAATGCCATTTCCACTGAACTGAGTCGTTGCTAACTCTGCATTAGCTCCACTTCTATCGAAGCTTTCAAAGCTATTTGGATTTGATGCTGTCGCGTTCCCAAAAGTGATTAGGCCCGCGTTTGCAGTACCAGTGATTAAAACGGCCAATAATAAAAAAAAATTTATCATTTCATTGCTTCCTTTTGCTGATTAAGATTAAAGTAATCATTTATTTTAAATAGCAAAAAACAAGCCATGTATTTAAGTTATTAATTTCTTTGACCTTATTTACCTAAAAAATAATTATCTTTAAATTATGTAAAATTAACTGACAGATGATGTAATTAGCCCTTTCTTTTCTTAGCTATAAATAGCCAGTAATTCGCTTGAGTTACTCAATGCCATTTGATCAATGATATTTGCAATAACATCATTTATCTCAATATCATCTATAACTTTATCCAACTCAACTAACGCACGCGCTATCACCTTAAATTCTGCATCATTGAAAACGTTAAACCTTGAAGATAACAATTCATTTTCTTCAAGTGTAAGCATTTTATATTCCTCTATTTAATTAAAAATCTATAACGAAGCAGACAAAATAGGCTGCTCAATTTCTTTTACAGGCTTTTCTATTTTCTTAGGCTGACACGTAACAATTTTGAATTGCTCATCCTTTTTAAGCTTAACCATGCACTCGTTAATAAAGGCGACTTCATAACCAAAGTAATAGAGGTCGTGATTGTTAATCGATATTTGGTCATCACCAGCTGTCATAACAAAGAAGTACTGTTTGTACTTTTTATCTTTGTTAAGCACTACGTCTTGATAGCCCGTTAAGTAAATCTTAGTCGCATCAAAGGGCAGTTCTAAAGAAATGCGAATTTCATTACTACCCTGAACAGGGTTAACAGAATTAGAAACACGACTATTTTTAAGAGTGGTTTGGCTAGAAACGTTAATACCTTCTTGGTTACGAACACCAGCCCCTTGAGAGAACGGTTTGTTATCTTCTTTAATAAATCCCCACCATGCGCCATAACCGAAACAAAGAAGTAATAAGGCGAAAGCAAAAACAAGCGTAGGGTCTTTGAAGGCGTTAAGACCTCCCCGTTTTGTAATTTCCCCTGTACTGGTGGATTTATAACATTTGTGGACATCGACTGGGACTCGTCTCCAGACTGTCGGGTCGTCTTTCTTTTTTGGCGTTCCGTTGTTTTTAGGACTATGTTCATGGATTCTCGGCTTCCTTTTAAAGTAAGGGATAAACTCTAAGGCTTTATTGTATTTATAGAAGTAAGCGAATTCTGTCACCCGTCTTATGAGTTTATGAACCTCTTCAATAGCAGGAGTACAATAAATCAAATCCCAACTATATTTACGTTGTCGCATGTTAGCTTCACGCATTTTTCTCGGGTAAATGATATTGCCGTTCTCATCAAGGATGAGTTCACCCGTGTCATCAACAGAGCCTTCATCCGTAGGCGGTGTATATTGTGAGATAGCCTTTTGGTAATAGTTATAATATTTTTCGGGTAACTGATCTTTTAACGATTCGATACCCAGAGAATCTAACTCTTCAGGTTTAAATACTTTTGCATCATCAGGAAAAACGTCCTGAACCTCATCAATAATGATAAAGGCATTAACAGGCATCCACCAAAACCACCTACGCCATAAGTACAACCCCTTTTCAGTTTGACTTGATAAACGCCAAATATCCGCGGAAGCGGGAAAGGTTTCATTTAGCTCTATTTCAATAGACTCTTTGGTAAGAATACCCTCGATATTGGTAACAACTAAACGACCTGCTCGTAACTGAGGTAACACCTCAAACCAAAAAGCGCTCGCCGTTTTAAAAGAACCAGGCGCGCCATGAAAAATACTAGTGGCCATATTATTTACCTAAGAAATTCATAACGAATTTAGTCACAGAAGCATGAAGCAATAAATTGATACCATCAAACAAGCGCATATCAATAAAAGCCTGACGAACATCAACAGGCAAAGCCGACATATTGCTCGTTATTTGAGACATGATATTTAAATCTAAAATAATCACCTTCGCCATGCCCCAAGCGTAAACAATGAACACCTTATAAAATTCCAACTTACCTTTAATACTCCACGTAATAAAATAAGCGATTGCTCGCTGAATCAAATCAGGCACATCGGTATACATGAAATCCCATAAGTCAGTAAAACTATCCGCCACCATTTGAGAGGCCCCACCAACATCGGTATAAGTATCAGCGGTAGCCAAGAACGGAACGAGTAAGAGCAAAATTAATAATTTTTTCATTAGTTTTTACCTCCTAATAAAATAAGACCCGCAAGAATAGAGCAAACAAGCATAATTGGAGTAGCAAGCATCCTAAAAAACTCACCAAAACGCGAAAGAGACACATCAAAAGTCCCTTGAGTTAACGTAAGATTTCTTGCTTCATAGCCAGTAGAATTAGGAACAGTAATAGACATCATTGAAGAGGCTTCAGCCCTAATAGAATTAATAGACGTTGTAATATCAGTTTTCAGCGTTTCAATGTCAGCCGTCAATGTAGCGGTAGCAGCCGCATCAAAAAGTGAATTGATTTTTGATTTTTCAATCGTTGAAGTGGTCGTCGTAAAACTTTCTTTTTCTTCTTCTGCTTTGGATTGCCCTAACTTTTCACCTAAAGATTCAATAGCATTAACAATTTTACCAGTACCACTTTTAATGGTTGATTGAGTTGCTTCAGACGTTTTACGCTGACCGTGTTCAATTTGAGACAGTTTATCATTGCCCGTTTTAGCCAAAGCGCCATTTTCAATACCAACCTTAGCTTCATCACTTAACAGTGCAGTCGGATCAGGTGTCCAAGTTCCACCCGCATCAAAGCAAGAACCACAAAGACCAGCAACAGCAACAGAGCAAGTACCAGCACCAGCAGGACAACTCGTTTCCTGATAATCAGTAGTCTCGTCCCAAGTACCGTCATTATCTTCACAAAAACCACGACTAGAAGAAGCAGAAATTACAGAGCAAGTACCATTATCATCAAAATAATTACTATCACCCTCGCCTACATCTGGATGTTTTGAAGTATCACAAAAAAGATTAGTACCATCATCAATACAACCATCATCACAAATTTCAACACCAACCGTAGTAGAACAATGCTTATCTCTATTAGCTTGGCAATAATTTACACCACCAGAATACAAGCAATCATCCTTACCCTCACCAGTACCCGCATCATCATAAGGAGGATTTTCAGAAGTAGCACAACCACCATCAGAGCTAGAAACACCTTTATAATAAGATCCACCACCATCAGTAGTAACTTTTTGAACATTACAAGAAGAGCCATTCGATGATGAATAACACATATTATTAGCAGTATTATTACCAGAGTCTAAAACATAATTTTGACAATATTCATCAGCCTTTTCATCTTCACGTTGAGCGTCTTGAAGTGCTTGTACATCAGCTGGCTTATAACAAGTATCAATATCACCATCATCATTAGAATCAACTTCGAATGTATAAGATGGTGAAAGAGGTGGTGGACATGAGTAAATAATAAATTCATTAAGAATAGAAGCTGAAGCTTGACCAGAACTATGAGCAGTAAAATCACACTGTTGATAAAAAGCTGGACCACTACTATGAGTATAAGCAATATAGGGATAAGGAACTCCACTACTAATTGTTTTCCAAGTAACAGAAGGTGCTGAACAAGCATTATAAGCAGGCATTGTAACAATGTAATCTTGAATAATATTCTTACAAGCAGTAACACGTTGAATAAGAGTAGTATTAATGACAGGCATTTCAAGCTGACCAATACTAGGTTTAATTGATAAACCACACATTACAGTTGTGCCTAGTTTTGGAACAGCAGGTTCACCAGATAACGATGAATAATCTATATCTGCTGAATAACTAAAAAAAGATGAAAAAAAAGCGACTATAAAAGCCGCTAATTTCAACGTATGCGACGCATTATTAACTTGTACGTATGCCACTAGAAAACCCCTCAACAAAACAATAAGTAAAAATGCTCGCAAACATTATGGAAGTAAGCATTGATTAACGACCTAAAAGCTTAATAACAATACCTACGCCAGTAACAACAGCAGCAATAGTAAGAATCACTGTAATAGCAGCACCGACATTAGTGGCCCCATCAGTACCAGCTGCACCAATAGCAGCAGAATGGTCAGCAGCCATTGTGCCAAAAGAAGCAAGAGCACCAGTTGCACCAGCAGCTAAAGCTTTAGCGCCTTTTGAATTAGCAATGCGGTTTTTCATTTTGTTAAATGTATTCATGTGTTTCCCCTTAAAGGATTAGTTTTAAAATTATGTCTTACCGAGTATTCGGTTGACACGACCAAGTGAATGGCCAGTTATAAACCCTATTAAGCAAATCGCATTAAAGTACGCGAAATCCTCAATAGAGAATTCGAACAAGTCTTTGAGAACGGCAACGATTGCTTCAAGCGATATCGCGTCATAGTCAGACTTGGTTAAAATAATCAAACCAGATGGACAAGCATCTACTGGCTGATTACTTATGGCTAAAACACCATTACTTTTTACTTTTACGCAGTCAGCCGCAGTAGCGCTAAACGAGAAAAGAAGAAAAATAACGATTAAAGCTTTCATTTATTACGCACCTTTAAAGCCGCTGAATTTAACTTTTTATTGAATGATTTCTCTTTATCTTGCTTCAATGGTCTGACTGAATTAGTCAAACTCATATGAACTCGATAAAGGAAATAAACTAGTGCTATAAAGTTAAGGACGATTAAAAAGGTCATAATATTTACCTGTAATTAGCTAGCTTTCTGTTGAGTAGCTGGTTCAATAACAAGTAGTACTGCTTTTGAATCAACGTAAACATTACGGTAATCACCCACGTTCACAGGTAGTTCAACTAGAGCACCGTGATTTTCTGAAAGTGATTTAATGAAAAAGGCGTCTTTTTCTTTATCAGCACTGATGCGCGCTGTTCTAATCATTTTTTGTTCTTGTTCAAAGCCGTTGATAAAAGACACTTCTATACCGATTTCGGTGTAGCTAGTTTCTTGAGGCTTACCACTTTGGTCAGTCCAACGGTTTTTAGTTAACTTAGTACCAACTAAAACACCCCGTAAAAAAATACCTGTTTGAATACTCATGTTTCATTCTCCAATTAATTAAATGTTTAAGCTGCTGCCGCTTGTTCTTGTTGTTGTAAAACCCACTCTTCGATAACTGAGGCTTTCAACCGTTTAGGCATTGATGAACGGCAGTCAGGCTCTTCAATGTCTTTTACAAATTTCTCTACTATTTCACTATCTGATAAACCACAAATTACGCGCATCATGTTGATGGCTTTACGGGTGCTGATAACTTGGTTTTCAACAATTTTCTCTATGGTCATGGTTGCTTGTTTAACCAATGTTTTGATTTTGCATTGCTCAACACTTAAAAAAGCGAGTGCTGGGTAAGTGGCCGCAAGGTATTCACTAGGCTTTACCATGGCATCAAGTGGTATTACGCGTTGGCTTGAATGTAATTCAACTTCCCAACGTACCCACTTTGATTTCATATCGCCTAACTGTTTACCCTTTTCATAAATGCGTAAAAGCTTGCCCGATTCACGTGAGCCGATATAAAGCGTTTTTCCTTTACTGGGAATAAAACCAAACGTTTTCTTAGCGGTTGATTTAGTAGATTCGTTACTGATTTCTTTTAAATCTTTGAAATTCTCTTTCAGCATTTTTTCCGTTAAATGCCCTGATTCAACATACATATAACAAGCAGGACGGCCGCCAGAATTAAATTGTCCCTTTTTGGCTTTGGTCAATGCTCGCTTAATTGAGTGCTTCCCTGCGTAATCGTCATGCGCTAAATCAATACGCGTAATTTTTAAGGCCGGTATGTTTTTAATTTCTTCATAGAGGCGAGTCATATCCAAGGCGTTACAGCCCGTTCCCATGAACGACACGTAACAACCAAGGTTTTTACCACCCCAACAAATAACACCCGCTTGCTCACCGTCAGCATATAAAGTTGCTGAATAAGAATAATTAAAACGTCCTGTTGGATTATTCTTAACGGTCCAAATATAGGTTTCCTGATTGAACACATGATTCAAACGACAAACAAAGCGTTCTACCTCACCACAACCAAGAACATCTAATAAATCGACGCCAATGTTCTCTAATAAATTGTTTAAGCGGTCACCATATTTAATGCCTGTATCTACTTCTAATTCGCCTTTTAACATGTCACGTAATTCGTAACGTGCAGCGACTTCATTGTCTGAAAGAGCCAATGATTTAAGCGGTAAATCTTTATGTCTACGATTGTTATATTCGCGTGTAATGGTGCTACATGAGTCTTTGTAACGAGTCAAAATGGCTTCGTATTCATGCGCGTTAAACGCGTTAGTGCCTAACAATTCTTTGTTTTTTGTGTTTTCAAGTTTTGCCAGTTCACGATTTAAGGCAGCATCTTTTGCCTTAACGATTAACTCGCCTTTAATACAAGCGCCAATCTTAGCCATCTCTTTAATCTTTACTAATTCTTGAGGTGACCAAGTCAGTGATAAGGCATCAACTAAACAAGGGATTTTTGTTGGTTTAGTTTTCAT